CGATACGGGGAACCAGTACCAGCTGGCCGCGGAGACCCCCGGCGCCATCGGAAACGAGTACACCGGGCCCATCCTGCCGATTACCGCCATTCCGGGGCTGACCAGTGCACAGATTACGGATATCCTGGTGCCTGGTGACGACACAGAGACCGACAGCGCATTTCGAGAACGGCTGATTGAGGCGCTCAATAACCGTCCCTTTGGCGGCAATATTGCCGACTACCGCCAGAACGTCCTCGCCATTGACGGCGTGGGCGGGGTGCAGGTATACCCCACCTGGAGCGGCGGTGGCACTGTGAAGCTGTCCGTTCTGGGGGCGGATTTCCTGCCTGCCTCATCCACACTGGTGGAGAAGGTGCAGAATGCCATCGACCCGCCCCCCAACCAGGGGCTGGGGCTGGGCTTGGCCCCTATCGGGGCAAAGGTGACGGCGGTGGCCCCGACAGAGTTGGCGGTGAATGTCTCTGCCACCCTCCTGCTGGCCGCCGGACATGCCATCGGACAGGTGCAGGAACCGGTGGAGCAGGCCATTGAGACATATCTGCGCAGCGTGCGGCAGGGGTGGGACACCAACGTGTCCGCCAACAACGTGTCCTACGCTGCCGATGTGTACGTGGCCAGGGTTACCGCCGCTATCGTGGGGGTGGCCGGCGTGGTCAACGCCACCAACGTGCAGCTCAACGGCGGTACGGCAGATCTCCTCCTGACGGAGACGGGCGAAACCCAGCAGGTGCCCGTAATAGGGACGGTGACGCTGAATGAATCCAATTGAGCTGGATACCAGCCTGCTGTCCCTGCTGCCCCCGTGGTACCGGGAGGTGCTGGACTATCAGCAGATCTGCTTGACCGAACAGCAGCAGTTTGAGGCCCTGGCGGAGGAAATCGTGGGTGTGGCTGACAATTTCTTTTTCCAGACGATGGACGAGAGGGCGGTTGGCATGTGGGAGCAGGTATTCCGAATTGTACCAAACCCACAGGTGGAAAGCCTGGCATTCCGAAGGACCCGCGTGCTCAACCGCATTTCTACCCGTCCACCCTATACCCTGGGATTCCTCTATCAAAAGCTGGACGAGCTGATCGGGCCGGGTGAATGGAAGGTCACGGTAGACTACCCAAACTACACACTTTATATCGAAAGCGCGGCCCAAAACCAGAACTACGCCACCGAGCTGGCTTTCACCATCAACCGTATCAAACCGGCGCATATCGTGTGGGTCAATTCCCCCTTTGTGCGGACGGGGCTGCTGCTCTCCGAGACAATTTCGTCCGCGCAGAGAATTTATAACTACAAGCTGGGGGCGTGGGAGCTGGGGCGGCTGCCCTTCGCAACCGACGGCCCAGAGGGAGTGATTAAGATGCCTGAGACGCCATCCATCCAGCAGGCCCTCTTGGCCGGTGTGGCCAACTTCGTCAGCGGCGATGTGGCCTCCGCCCGGGTCAACGGAACAGTTGCGATTACCGGACTGACCAAGACCGTGGAGGGGTCGGAGCTGACCGTCACCTATACCATCATGCCGTCCCAGGCCACAGAGATCACCGCCCTGGAACTGCTGGATGCAGAGGGGAATATCCTCACGTCCTCCACCGTGTATATCCCTGTTACCACGAATGTGGTCTTGAAGCACATTATCCCTGTAGCGGAAGGAGTGGTAAGCAATGGCTGAAAATCCGATCAAAACTCCGCTTCCGGCGGACTTGCCGGAGGACTGGACCGGCGGACAGACCGTGGCCCCCACCGGGGCAGAGGTGGGCTTGAGCGAGCAGCACGGCTACAACTACCTCATGGAGCAGGTCAACGCCGCGCAGACGGCCGCTAAAGAGATCGGAGAGGCATTTTCGGGACTGGCGACGCTGGGGCCCGATGGCAAGGTGCCCGCCGGGCAGCTCCCTGACATAGGTGGATTCTATGAGGTGGAGGAGGCGGTGCCTCCGGCCTCCCGGAAGGCAAATACGCTCTATGGCCTGATTCTGGCGGATTATACAGGGACAGGAGGTGAGGGGTAATGGCACAGGTCTATGTCTGGGGAAAATACAACTTAAATGTCAAATATGAGGAAAAGTTACTTACTGATTCCCCGAAACTAGAAGATTACTATAATTTGCTGGTTGGTAAGAGCTATTCTTTCAGCGCTGTGACTGGGCGATATTCCCTCAATGACTCGTTATCAGTCCGTGAGGATGATAGCGCTGCTCAATACCCCTATGCCATTTATGGGGCCTCATCTGGCGACCATTTGTATTACGCGAAAAATGCGGACGGAGCTATTGCATCAACATCCTGGGGCGCGATCGCTGATGTGTTGTCATATACAGTATCTGGGAAATCATATTATCCATCCTATTATGGGGTCAAGGTCACAAAAGAGAAGGGCGCGTATATTAGAGATGTGACCAGTGAATCCGAAAATACCTATCCAAAAGACGGAATTAGCGGAAGCTACTATTATGTATTTAAGTATGTGGTTCCCAGTGTGCAGTCCATCACGGTTCCAGGCGCCGCCATGACTGGCCAGTCGGTCGATATTTTCTGGGAGGCAGCAGGCAGAGCGGAAAGCTACAAACTGGAGCGCAGGGTGGATTCCGGAGGCTGGACGCAGGTATATGAGGGGGCGGAGTTGGCCTACGCCGATACAATACAGCCCGGATGGACAAGCGTGCAGTATCGTGTATCCGCCGGTATCTCTGGCGTATACAGCACCCCCATGGTATCCAACACGGTGAGCATTATCCCCACGTCCGCCCTCGTGATCTCCGGTACAGACGGCAATCTTGGTACTATTACAGCGCCAGTGGCGTACTCCGTGACCTCTGACACGGGGAACCAGATTACAGTGACGGAAATTATCAATGGACATGAGCGCACGCTAACACCTACCAGCGGCCAACTGATCACCATACCCGTGTCCATGCTCGACCCTGGTACAGGGGGAATCACCATCAAGGCCAGCGTGCAGGCGGCCAGCGGCATCGTGAATCAGACCCGGAGCTGGACATACACCAAGACGCCCCTAGCGCTGCCTGTTGCCCCGTACCGGGTGGAGCGGATGCAGGGTAAGGAGTGCGACATCTTCCCGCAGACGCTGGCCGAAGCGGTATTTATGCCGGATGGTAGCAGCGTTGCAGGGCCTGTGATTGGACGGAATGTGATACGCAGCTACCCGGTCGCCTCCGGCCAGAGCATCCAAGCGGGCGACGTGGTGGATGTGGTGGAAGGGAAAGTGCAGAAGAGCGCAATGCCGGTGGAAAATGTGAAGACGGTGTTTGATAACGGGGCGGCTACTCTTGGTACTTCTGTTCTTCGCCTTTCAGACAATCTAAATGTTGTGTGTTACCTTTATCAAAATGGTTCAACATATTGGCCTTGCGTCCATTTGATTGATGATACTGGAACAGTGGTTGGACAAACGAATAGGCAAGTCATAGAAAATGTCAATGCTTCCAATATTATGGCCGCCCGCCTGAGTGATACGCAATTTTTGGTAGGGTATTTAAAAGACCGTTCGCTACATGTAAATGTTGGTACGGTTTCAGGCAAAAGCATTTCTTTTAAAGGTAGTTTTGGAGTAGATTCTGCCTTTAACAGCTACTATGCATTCGCTACGCTCCCCAATGGCCGGGTAGCGGTTGTCTACAAAGCTATCATCGCTGGCTCAAGCAAACTGAGAGTACGTGTGTATACGCTGTCTTCCTCCAGCCTCGGGAGTGTATATACAAGAGATGTTACAGGGGAGTCCCAAAGTTATATTTCCGCGGCAGCTATAAGCGAGGAACGTGTATGTATCTGTTTCGCGGACGACAACGACGGCTCCAAAGGCAAGGCTGTTATTGCTGCCATCAACGGCTCCGATGCGGTGACGTGGGGCGAGGTGGTAACATTTGAGGATTCCCGAATTTTGGTTCCTGATGTATGTGTAAGCGGCTCGGACGCAATAGTATTTTTCAAAACTACATACACGACGCCTGATGTTTCGAATCAACATGTTCGCCTTTTAAAAGTATCAAACAATGTGATTTCCCTCCCAAATGAGAAAAAGACCATTTGGAATCGAGGGAGCGGAAATGCAGAAAATCCGATTAGCATATCTCAAGTAGGCGAAAAGTATGTCTGTCTGATTCCTCCAGGAAACAGCATTTATGGAAGTCCTGCAATTGTTGTTTCAAGAAATGCAGATGCGCTTGAATCTGGAGAGGCATTCCAATTTTGCAAGAACGTTGCAAAAGCACTCAGCGCATGTGCGGTCTCGGGCAATAACTTGATAGTCGCCTATGCTGATGCTGGAAACTCTAGCTATGGCACCGTTACCACTTTGACCATCTCCGGCAACCAGATTGCGGGCAGCTTTGTGGACGGGAGCCAGGACGCCATCGCCCTCAAGAGCGGCACAGCCGGACAGAGCATCGAGGTCATCTACTCCGGCACCGTGGCGGCGGACTGGGTGACGGAGGGACAGGCCATCACCAGCCCCGGAGTGTACGGCGCTGGCGTGCTCGACGGGGTGCTCCAGGTATGGGGGAGGGATAGACCCCAAAACACCAAAATGGCTACGGGAGTTTTTGTTGGACGGCAACCAACAACAAGCGACCCAATAAACAATATAGAACTTGGTTTTAAGCCGCAATATATTGTTGCTTTAAGCGAAGATAATTCAGTCGCAAGATATGCAGCATTACCAGGATTATCATGGCGTTGGAACAAAAATGACGTGTCAAATAAAGATGGTATAACGATAACTGATACAGGGTTTTATATACCCAACAACGCTACAAACACTAACGAGAAATATCACTTTGTCGCATTTGGCTAAAACGGAGGTAGAAGCTATGACCATCATCCAAATTGACCCGCTGGAAACCGGCCAGCACCCGATCCAGAGCCAGAGCGGGCGGCGCGCCTGCTGGCTGGAGGGCTGGATTGAGGTGCCCGCCCACCTCCATGACGCGGTGTGGGCGACCTATGGCTGGTGTGACCTCCAGATTGAGGAGAACAAGCTGGTGGGCATCACCCCCACCGAGCGGCCCCCGGAGCCCGAGCAGGAGCCCAAGCCGCCCTCGGAAGAGGACATCACACTGGACATGCTGGCCGAGCACGAGGCGCGGCTGTGCATGCTGGAACTCACCGCTGCCACATGAGAAAGGAGACGCCATGACAACTGTATACAACCTTTGCAAGCTGCTCATCCAGAAGAACCGAACCGACGGCCTACAGGACAAGATGGATGTCTATCTCGCCGCCGACCGGCTCACCCCGGAGGAGTACCAGGAGCTGGCCGGGCTGCTGGCCCCGGAACAGTAATCAACAGCGGGATCGCTGGATAAAAGGATGTGAATCAAATGAGTAAGATCATTACATAT